TGGCAAAAGAATCACTTGACACTGCGGTAAATTTACTGTATGCTGATAGTATAGGCACAAACAATAATACACTAGAGAATATAATGGCAAAATTAAACTGGCAAAAACTATATACACAAAGCAAAGAACAATCAAAACGTGAGCGTTCTTATGACCCAACTCATTCAATGACGCGGCAATGCGACACAAAACTGGCAGACAAACAGGCAAAACAAGACAGGCTGATTAGAAATAAAGCAATGGCATCAATTAAGGCAAACAAAAGCTAAAATATCTAACACCTAAGGTTGGCGGGCCAGTTTAAATTACCGCTGTGGAAAAGGCTCTCGTAACAGAAGCACACGTAACATACTGATCGACTCCCCTCGGGAGGAAGCCATCAAACAAATTGGGCACATAGGTTGGTATAGAATGACTGTTAGCATTCGGAAAACACAACATAGTTCATAAAAACCCTTTGCATTAGGAACGAAGCAGGGGAATATTGTATACTATAATGTACATTAACCCAGTTGATGTATAATATATTGTACATAATGTCGATGTAGGTTGGGAAAGATCAGAGCCCATTGAACTTGTGTATAAACAAACACCTATTTCCAAGTCTTGGCTGACGCATCTCAGATGAAGCTCATTCAGACGGAACCTTTGAGTAGGTTCCGTCTGACTAACACATTCTAGATGAAACTATTATTATATTATAGGTAATATGATTGGAACAATTATATATGGTTTATAATATTAGATTGAAAGAAAATTCAACTGAGTGATAACGAAGTTGATGGTGAGCTTTAGCTCAACAGATAATGATAGATAACACTATTGTATTAGTAACTTGCGATAATAGATAATAGATAACATTATTGTATTAGTAACTTGTGGTATTAGCTGAGTTCATTGCTTCTTGCTCTCGTTCATTCTTATCGATTATTCCCTGATATATTTCGGTGACATAATATCCTGGCATTGCCCATAAATCTCTAACTTGATATGCTCCTTCAGTGAACAAAGCAATATCGCTGATTAATTTGCGGATATTCTTCCGCTCATTGTCATAACGTATTATTAATTTCTTCAGAGACTTATTTACAGACAATTCTCTAATTACTTGTCTGTGAAAAAAAAAGTTGGATTTAAGTCTAGCGTTGTATCAAAAGTTTTCCCGCATTCTTCGTCGTCACGGCATTGTAGGTTTACAGTTTGAGGAAGACCATTCTTATTCTGCTCACTAGCAAATTTTCTTATTTTACTAATATTATTGCTATTAGAGTTAGTAAGCCATGCCATAATTTGGCTAAAGTCTTCTACTACTGTACCATCAGGCAATCTGACATTGTCAATACCATCTGCTATAATCGCTAGATCACAGGCTGCTACTTCGTTTAGACTGTCATCAAACATTTTTCTAATTTCGGGTGTTACTCCCTGATTATCATTGTCTTTGTTGATTTCCATAGCAATTTGGTGTGATTTGATTTGGGATATGCCCATAGCAGTCACTACTTTAACTGTGTTTGGTTTAACCTTGACTAATAAATCACCTAGTTGTATTTCCTTGTCTGCGCTAACAGAGATAATTTGAGACAATAAGGTTGTTAGGTCTATTTCATATTCGGCTTGCTTGCTACAATGTGGACACACTGCCATTAATGGCATTAGTCCGCCGTATGTTGCTGATCTAGTGGCCAACAGTATAACGTCAAGGTCAGGTATGGTTATTTCATAAGGATCTTTAATATCAGGAGCAATGCTCTTGACGATGTTATATATCGCCTCGCCATTAAAAAGAGTATCTGGAATCTTCAATAGAGTTTCGTCCTTGAGATTCATCGGCATAATACCAATTTCGCCATCTGCTGTAAATTCTGGCTTTTCAGTGAAATACTCACCGCCAGTTGGCAACGTGATATAAATTTCTTTGGTTCTATAAAACTGTTCTAGTGGATTATCTGACATATTATTACCTTGTATAAATACTGTAGTATAATAGTATTTATGACATTAAGTGAGTAGTTAACATGCCAACAATTCAAATACCAATCGGCGGACAGATGGTTGCAGTTGATGTAGGTGATTTGGCGAGTGAAAGCACTCTTCAGGGCATACAAAACTACAGCAGACAGAATACCGAAATTCTAAATACTATTGCCCGAGCCGTTGAGAGAACAGGCACAAATACACAACAACTCGAAGATGTAATGAGATCATCGTTGAATAATCAAAGCCAACAGGCTGGAGCCGTAGCGAAACTTTCTAGTCAAACGATAAAAGACCAACAGGCAGCGTCGAAGTCAAGCATTGCCCGACAAGAGAATGCTGCAAAGAGCCTATTCGCTAATTTGGAAAGCATGACAGCAGCTAAACTTGCTCAAACACTTGGTAGCCTTATACCTGGAGCTATTGGTGCAGCCATCGGTGGCGCTCTTGGGACAACTGTTGGACTATTGGAGAAATTTGGCGCTGCTCTAAATACAAGTAGAAGAGTTGGTGTAGGCTTTGGAGATTCTCTTATGGATCTAAGAGCGGCATCTGGCAACGCTGGTATGCAGTTCGATGGCTTTACTGCTATGTTGGTTCAGAACGGCAAAACTATTAAAAGTCTAGGAGACAGTACTAGTGCCGGTGCTATGGCATTCGCCCAGCTTAGTTTAAAAACACAAGAAGTCTTTAGAGAATTCGGCAACTTCGGCATGGGAATGACTGAAATCAATCAGATGATTCTTATGGAAGTAGAAGCAAGACGTACATCGGTAGGTGTCACTCTTCGTGGTGATGCTGCGTACCGTAAATTGGCAGAAAGTGTTGCTGATAACGTTAGACAGCAAGAGGCTATGGCAACAGTAACTGGACAAGATGTTAGAGAACGCCTAGCGGCTCAACAGTCTGGTTTAAGCGAAAGCAATGTTCGTGCTAAATTAGCCGGCGCAAGCGAAGATATGTATCGTAACTTTAATAGTGTTTCTGGAGCACTTAGTAGATTTGATCCTAGTGGAGATATAACTAATGCGTTTGGTCAAGCAATAGCGACAGGATTTGATCCAATGGCATTTGCACCTGAAATGCTTAGCCTTCTTGGACCAGGCGTAACCGGTCTATTAGACGAAGCAAAAAATAATATGAAGACAATGGACCCCGGAGCATTCGCTCAATGGTTCGAGACATCAATGCAAGACCAATTCTCGACTATTAAAGCTGACGATGCTAGAATGAATCAATTAATACTATTAACGCAGAGTTCTAATGCTGCTGTTGCTAACAGCGCCAAGGCAATTCTTGATAGTGTTAATACTCAAGTACAGTTTACAGACGAAAACTACATAAAAGCATTGGAAAAAGCAGGAATCAGCGACTCAAACGAGGCATCTATGTTATCTTCCACGTTAGATAGAATGACAGCCCAAATATCTAGTACATTATCTACTGGAGCAATGGCATCATTGAAGGGAATAATGTCACAACTAAATTTAAGTCCGGGAGATGGATCAGGTAGTGTGAACAATTTAGTTGATGCGGTAACTACTGGATTCCGTAACGCACAATACAAAACAGACGCTAACGGCAATGCTACAGAAGAGATGAACAATTATCTTGGCATAATAGCACAAATGACTGGACTTAATACACATGAAATTGAGACTCAGGCTAATATAGACCGAAATACCAAGCAAACTGCGGACGCAACTACCAACTTATCTACTAAAATTAGTAACTTACCATCTGACATCGCTGCTGCTTTGGCGACTTTGCTTGGCAATCAAGGACCTCCAGGACCTCAATCCGTTAGTACTACTAACAGCTACAGCTATATAAAACCAGGTGACAGAGCGTCCGGAGAACCCACCCAGGTTTAACGCCACCAGACCGCCGAATAAATCCATATAAATATACTTAATAATAGAGAAAAAGAGAGAAAAAACAACATGGGATGGAAAAAACATTTTACCGTCTATCAGGGCGACAACACTGGAGCCGGCGCAGCTAAGCCGACTAGTTCTAGTCGTTTTCAGTCTTGGCTACCAGAAGTTTATGCCGGAATGCCAAACAGGACTGAGCGTTATGCTCAGTATGACCAGATGGATATGGATTCCGAGATCAACGCAGCACTAGATATCATTAGTGAATTTAGCACACAAAAAGATGAGACCTCAGGTCTCCAGTTTTCATTTAACTATTCAGAAGACCCTACAGAGAGCGAATCAAGAATCTTAGAGCAATCACTGCGTCAGTGGTGTAATCTACAGGACTGGGACAAGCGCCTATTCAAAACATTCCGCAACTGCGCAAAATACGGCGACCAGTTCTTTATTCGTGATCCAGAAACATGGGAACTATTTTACGTAAACCCCAATGACGTTAGTAAAGTTATTGTGGATGAATCAAAGGGCAAAGAACCAGCCCAGTACGTAGTTAAGAATATTAATCTTAATATGCAAAACAAGACAGTATCTGCACCATTGAACCACTCTGACAACCAGGGCGGAATGAATAGTATGATGCGCGGACAGACACTTAATAGTGCTGGAGGCTATGGTGGCGGCGGTGGCGGTAATGCCGGTGCTGGCACTCTTCAAGAAAATACGGTTGATGCTGCTCACATGGTACACGCAGCGTTAAGTGACGGAATGGACAGTAATTATCCATTCGGTAGTAGTATTCTTGATCCAATCTTTAAAACATACAAGCAAAAAGAACTGCTTGAAGACAGTATCATTATCTATCGTGTACAACGAGCACCAGAACGCCGTGTATTTTACGTTGACGTTGGTAACATGCCAGCAAACAAAGCCATGGGTTTTGTGGAGCGTGTTAAAAATGAAATTCATCAGAAACGTATTCCGAGCAAAACTGGCGGCGGCACAAGTATGATGGACGCAGCATATAATCCACTATCAATCATGGAAGACTATTTCTTTGCTCAAACAGCAGAGGGTCGTGGATCTAAGGTTGAAGTATTGCCAGGCGGCGACAACCTAGGTCAGATTGATGACTTGCGTTACTTTACAAACAAAATGCTAAGAGCATTGCGAGTGCCCAGCAGTTATTTGCCAACAGGACCAGACGATGGTACTGCTACACACGTAGATGGCAGAGTAGGCACAGCATTCATTCAAGAATATAGATTTAATCAATATTGCCAAAGACTTCAGAGCATTATTGGTTCAGTATTCAACAAAGAGTTTAAATTATTCTTGAAAAATAGAGGCATTACTATTGACACCAGTGTTTTTGATCTACAATTCGTAGAGCCACAAAGCTTTAGTCAATATAAAGAAATTGAGATACATGCTGCTCGTGCTAATGTATTTGGATCTCTTGAAGGATCACCATATCTGAGTAAACGTTTTGTGCTAGAAAAATACCTAGGACTAACTGAAGACGAGATCCTTAAAAACGAAAGACTATGGTCAGAAGAAAACGAATCTAATCCAACAACAGATCCTGATGCCGCTCCAGGCTTGGGCAGTGTTGGAGTTAGAGGATTTGATATGCCAGATTCCGGTGAAATGGATATGGATGGCATGGACGATATGGGAGGTTCAGACGAATCGCCTATCAGCGGTGCCGAAGGTGACGCACCAGCACCAGGAGGAGAAATCTAATGCGTAGTACAGAATTTGTGACCGAAAACTATGATGCCGAGGAAGACGATTATCACAATCGTGACAAGGATGATGTCAGACGAACAAGATTGACATTGAAGCATATTAATAGATTGCGTAAACAGCGTGCTATTCGTAAAGTTGAAGACTCGACACGAGCGGTCAGAGTTCGTAATATTTACGCTGCTTCTCCGGAATAAACTACAATATTTGCCTATTTAGACAAGAAGTCTAAAAAAGTGGTGTTTTTACCACCATTTCTCAGAGTAATGCGCTTTGGTTACTAAATACCTATGTAGACTAAATACCTATGTAAACCAAACGGTAAGCCTGTAAAAATTTTTAAGGAGATTTACAAATGAATAAACTAGTAAAAGTCCTTGAATATCTTGTGAATGAAGAGCGCGACAAAGCAAGCGACCTTCTCCATGACGTTTTTGTTGAAAAAGCAAAAGCACAGTGGTCAGCACTAAGCGAGAGCGACGAAAGTGTTGAAGAAGATATCCAAGAAGAAGACCTAGATGAGACGTATGACGCTGATCTAGAAGAAGGTTTTGGCGGAGACATGGAATCAGATTTTACTGACGACATCGAATCCGACGAAGACGAAATCGAAGCTGAAGCAATCTATGACGATGAAGACATGGATGACGAAGAATCATTGGACGACGGCGAAATGGACATGTCAGTTGATATGGGCGAAATCGGCGGCGACGAAATGGACGCAGCAGAACCAGAAGAAGCACTAGCAAACGTTGAAGATGCAATCGCAGAACTTCGTTCAGCATTTGCTGATCTAATGGGTGACGACGAAGCAGAAGACGAAATGGACATGGACGCTGAAGAAGGCGAAATGGACATGGACTCTGAAGAGCCAGAAATGGAAGCATTCGGTGAAGCAGCAGTGCTTAAACCAGTAAGTGTAACTATGGCACGCGACGAAGATGGTAAAAAATCACCAGTCGCAAAAGCAGTCACCAAAGGCCCAACAGGCGCAAAAGCACATGCCACTGACACAAAAGTCGGTACAGAAGCAAAAGCACCAACTGCAGCAGACATGGGTGTTACTGGTCCACAAGACCACGACATCAAACTTAAAGCAGTAGCAAAACCAGCTAAGCCTGATACAAAAGGCAACAGCTTGCTAAAGGCGGCAAAGTAATATGTACACGCCATTAAACGAACATCTATCATTTAATCAAGCTAACATTGTTACCGAAACTCTCGACGAGGGCAACGGTGGCAAGAGCCTGTATATGAAAGGTATATTCATTGAAGGCGAAGTACGCAACCAGAACGGACGTATCTACGAAGCTGATCAAATCAAGAGTGCTGTAAAAGCAATTCGTGAAAAGATCAAGGGTGGATACAGCGTGTTAGGTGAAGCCGATCATCCAGACGACTTAAACATCAACCTTGATCGTGTAAGTCATGTTATTGTTTCCATGGACACAGATGGCAATAACGGTATCGGCAAACTTAAAATTCTACCTACTCCAATGGGAAATATATGTAAAACCCTATTGGAAAGTGGAGTTAAATTAGGCGTGTCAAGCAGAGGTAGTGGCAACGTTAATGACAATGGTTATGTTTCAGATTTTGAAATCATCACGGTCGATATCGTTGCTAATCCAAGTGCTCCAGATGCATATCCTGATCCTATCTATGAAAGAATTATGAATCATGGTAGAGGAAATGTATTGATGGATGTTGCCGATGCAGCTAGACACGACGCAAAAGCCCAACGTTATCTCAAAGAAGAGATGACTACGTTTATAAATGACCTAAGGTATAGGAGAGATTAAAATGGCTCATAAATCAATTGATGAACTATTAAAATCGGGTATGCTCTCCGAGGAGGTTAGAACTTCTATCAGTGAAGCTTGGGAAACTAAGTTAACTGAAGCTAGGGAAGAAATTGCCAGTGAACTACGTGAAGAATTTGCAGGACGTTATGAAAATGACAAAACAAATATCGTAGAAGCAATGGATACAATGATTGGTGAAGTAATTGCGAAAGAACTCAATGAGTTCCAAGCAGATAAGCGCCAGCTAGCAGAAGATCGTGTTTCATATCGCAAACATATGAAGGAACATTCTATTGTTCTTGATGAGTTCGTGATGGAAACACTTCGCAAAGAAATTTCTGAACTGCGCGAAGACCGTGCTGCTCAAGATAAGAATATGATCCAATTAGAGGGTTTTGTTCTAGAGCAGCTAACTAAAGAGCTTAACGAATTTCACGATGACAAGCGCTCACTAGTTGAAGCAAAAGTCAAAATGATTAAAGAAGGCAAGAAAGCTATCGCCGAAACTAAGCGTAAGTTTGTAGAAACTGCCGCAAATAAAGTTGAAGCAGTCCTTGAATCAACAATCAAGACTGAATTAACTACTCTAAGAGAAGACATCCAAGTTGCTAAAGAAAACACATTTGGACGTAAAATCTTTGAAACGTTTGCTGCGGAATTCATGGGAAGTATGTTGAATGAGGGTACAGAAGTATCCAAAATGAACAAAACCATGAGCGAACTTCGTTCTAAGTTAGACGAAGCCAACAACGCCGTTGCTAAAAAGGACGTAATGTTAAAAGAATCAGCACGCAAATCTCGCATCGCTGAGGACACAGCATCACGTAAAAGCATCATGAATGAAATGATGTCTCCTCTAAGCAAACAACAAAAGGAAATTATGAATGCTTTACTTGAGAGTACCACTACTGGTAATCTTCAAGCAACATTTAATAAGTATCTACCGTCAGTTTTGAAGGAAGATATCAAAAAACCACAAACCAAGAAGGTAATCAGTGAATCTACGAGAGTAGTCACTGGGGATAAAGCAGTGTCAACAGAAGTTGATAACTCCGCTGACATTGTAAACCTTCGAAAACTAGCCGGTATTTAATTTAAGGAGACCGAAAATGGCAAATCTATTTGAAAATTGGTCAGCAACCAAAGAAGCATTAACAGATGGTCTATCTGGAACAAAGAAAAAAGTAATGGAACAAGTTCTTCAGAATACGAAGACATACATGACAGAATCCGCCTCAGCAGGCGCAACTTCTGCAGGTAACATTGCCTCACTTAACAAAGTGATTCTTCCAGTTATTCGTCGTGTTATGCCTACTGTTATTGCTAACGAAATCATTGGTGTACAACCAATGAGTGGTCCTGTTGGACAGATTCACACACTACGTGTACGTTATGCTGAAACTTTTGACTCAGCAACAGCAGGCGATGAGGCTCTAAGCCCGTTCGCTATCGCTACTGGATATTCCGGTAACGCTGGTACTAACCGCGCAGACTCAACTGCTGCCCTAGAAGGTAACGCTGGACGTAAGCTCAGTATTCAAGTTCTAAAGCAGACTGTTGAAGCTAAAACTCGTAAGCTCAGCGCACGTTGGACTTTCGAATCAGCTCAAGACGCGCAAAGTATGCACGGTCTAGACGTTGAAGCAGAAATCATGCAAGCTCTTGCTCAAGAGATTACTGCTGAAATTGACCAAGAAGTCATCTCAAGCCTAAACGCACTAGCTGGCGGCACAGATGTATACAACCAAGCAAACGTAAGTGGCACAGCTACTTTTGTTGGTGATGAGCACGCAGCACTTGCAGTTCTAATCAACAAGAATGCTAACACTATCGCAGCACGCACTCGTCGTGGCGCTGGTAACTGGGCTGTTGTTAGTCCAACAATGCTAACTGTTCTTCAGTCAGCAACTACTAGTGCTTTTGCTCGCACAACTGAAGGTCCTTTCGAGGCGCCTACAAACACTAAATTCGTTGGTACACTAAACGGTACTATGCGCATTTATGTTAACCAGTATGCAGCAAATGATGATGTTCTAGTTGGCTATAAAGGCACAACTGAAACAGACGCAGCAGCATTCTATTGCCCATACATCCCTCTAATGTCTTCAGGAACAGTTCTTGATCCAAACACATTTGAGCCAGTTGTATCATTCATGACTCGTTATGGTTATGTTGAACTAAGCAATCAAGCTTCTTCGCTTGGTAATGCTGGTGATTATTTGTCTAAGATTACGACACAATCAGCTCAACTTAGCTTCACATAATAGATATCTGATATCTAAATTTAGCAGGGCCTTCGGGCCCTGCTTTTTTGTGTGGATTCAATAAATATGTATATAGAATTTAGCAAAGTGAGAAATAAAAATGCCAATCGTACTCCGCAGTAATAAAGGTAGTCCTCTGACACACCCAGAGATGGACACCAATATAAATGAATTAGATACCAGACTGAATATAGTCGAAAACTGGAATCTCACGGATCTTAACAACGTTGATACAACTGGCAAAGTCGATGGTAGTATATTGAAATATGATGGTACTGACTGGCTAGTCAGTGGTGTTAATATCGTTGAGGATTTAAATCCTCAATTAGGCGGTGACCTCGACGCAAATTTATTTAATATTGATATGGGCACGAATATCATCACTGACCCAAAGGTTGGAGAATGGGATATTGCTTACAGCTGGGGCGACCATAGTTTAGTTGGTTATATTATCGGAGATGCTGGATTATCGTATGATGCGAACAGTAGTACATTAACTAGTGTTAATGTCACTGTGACTGGAACTATTACAGCAGATATAATACAGTCATCAGGAACAGGTACTCCTGTCATTGAAGCTGCTGTAAATTTAGAGTTGACTGCTGGAAATGCGGTACACATTACTAGTAGTGTATTAAGATTAGCAAGTTTCACAACTACTGAACGCAATGCTCTTGCCGCACAAAACGGCGATATGATTTACAATACAACTGATAACAAATTCCAAGGCTATGAAAATGGTGCTTGGGCCAACTTGATCTAAGGACTAAATCATGGCTGAAAAAGAATATATTGTAAGTCTCAAAAAAGGTGTAGACTGTGAGGCATTTTGTGATGAAATGACTACTACATTTGGATTAGGAACTATTCCTGCTCGTGTGGTTGATATTGCTGACACAAGACCTGGCAGTATGCGTAATACACATTATAGTTTAACGGATGATGAAGCAGAGAAATTAGCGACCGACCCAAGAGTACACAGTGTAGAAATTCCGCCTGATCAACGTGACGATATTGAGATCGGTCCTGCTGCCGTACAGAATGGCACCTGGGATAAAAATGCTTCAATATCAAGTTCGGACCTAAACTGGGGAATGGTCAGAGGGTCTAATGGTCCCGACCTATGGGGATCAGGCAATAATATTATTACGGCTGATTATCCATACACGCTTGCTGGCAAAGGAGTGGATGTTGTTATTCAGGATTCAGGACTAAGCGTAAGTCATCCCGAGTTTACTAATGCCGATGGTGTCAGTAGAGTTGTGGAACTAGATTGGTATAACGCCAGTGGTTTATCTGGTACAATGAACGCTAATCATTATAGGGACAATCATGGCCATGGATCTCATTGCGCTGGCACGGTAGCCGGCAGGACAATGGGCTGGGCCAAAGATGCTGCTATATACAGTGTAAAAGTTAGAGGATTAGAAGGTTCAGGAGACGGCGGTACCGGCATAAGCATCACTGACGTATTTGATGTTATTAAATTATGGCACAGAAATAAACCTATAGATCCTATAACTGGATTCAAGCGTCCTACGGTTGTTAATATGAGTTGGGGATACAGTGGTTCGAGAAGTAGCTTATTGTCTGGCATATATAGAGAAACTCCTTGGACATATGGCGACCCTGGCTTTAGTACATCAACTGAAGTTTGGACAAACGCAGGAATTATTCCTTTCCTTGGATCTTCGAGAAAAATAAACGTGCGTGTTGGTTCAGTTGATACTGACCTAGAAGAATTAATCGACGAAGGAGTACATGTATGTATTGCCGCTGGCAATAGTTATTATTATATTTCTGCTGAAGGCGATCAGGATTACAATAACTCGGCTAATTTTGGTTCTGGACAATCATTTTATCATAGAGGAGCCAGTCCTTATAGTGCTGATGCATTTAGTGTGGGCAATCAAGATACTACATACGAGAACGGTATAGAACACAAGGCAGAATCAAGCTGTAGTGGATCAGGCGTTGACATATATGCTCCTGGCACGTACATCACTAGTGTGGCAAGTACTGACAAAAATGGCGGTTGCGATTTAACAGATGGAACTGACGCTAATGTCTCGACTGCTGATAGTCCTCTCGACAGCGCATACAAGATAATGAAGATAAGTGGTACCAGTATGGCATCCCCTAATGTGGCTGGCATGATTGCTACGATATTAGAGGCTAATCCGGGCATGACACCCGCTCAAATGAAAACATTTATTCACAATAATGCTACATCTGGGATATTATATGATGGTCCAACTGATTCGTGGTCTGACCAAAAAAGTATCCAGGGTGGACATAATAGAATATTCAAAACACCCTTTGTGAATCCGGTAAAAGTTTCATATGGCGGCGGCGTAATCATTGATTAACATAATATAAGGTTATTACTAATATATAATAATGTTACTTCTTTAATAAATACTATAAATAAGGACACCAGTGTTAAATGGCTATTAATTTCAATCACCAAACCGACCAAATTAGTGTGTTGGAAAACATTACTATTAATGCGCCGGGAGCATTAAAACTTCCGTCTGGCACAACATTACAACGACCTACTGTTCCGTTGTCAGGTCAATTAAGATTCAACATAACCGATAACATATTTGAGGGTTACGACGGTACAGCCTGGGGTTCACTTGGCGGCGTTAAAGACGGTGACCAAGATACATACATCAGTGCTGAGTCAACACCAGGTGACGACAACGACGAATTAAGATTCTTCACTGCTGGCACAGAACGCATGATAATCGGCAATACTGGCGACTTTGGATTTGGTGATAATCTTACTGAGTTTACTATTGAAGGCGCAACTGGTGATACTGTAATTGCTGGTAAATTACGAGTTGATGGCGATGTTACAGTTAATGGCACTACAACCACGGTTAATAGTACAACGGTTACTATCGATGATCCAATATTTACACTTGGCGGAGACACAGCCCCAACTCTAGACGACAACAAAGATCGTGGTATTGAGTTCAATTACTTTGATACAACTGCTAAAGCTGGCTTCTTTGGTTATGATGATAGCGCACACGCATTTACATTCATTCCAGATGCGATAAACACAAACGAAGCGTTTAGTGGCACAGCTGGAGATGCTATATTTGGTAATATGGGTCTAGGCAGTGCTACTATTAATAGTATACGCCTTGGAGTAACCGCAGCTAATGAGATTGATACAACAGCAGGAAATTTAGTTCTAGATAGTACAGGCGGCACTGTTGAAATAGACGATGATGCTACAATCTCTGGCACACTCGGAGTAACTGGCAAAACTACATTAGCGAGCGCTATTGTGAGTGACTTAACTGATAACCGCATTGTTATTGCTGGCACAGATGGTGCGCTAGAAGATGACGCAAACTTTAAATTTAACGGAACCATTTTTCAAGTAGGCACAGCATTTGATGTAACTACAGCAACTGGTGCAGTTAATACGGGCGCATTAGACGCAGGCGAAACAATACTAACAAGTGCTACTATTAGTGACCTAACTGATAATAGAGTTGTACTTGCTGGCACAGACGGAGCAATTGAAGATAGTGCTAACTTAACATTCGATGGTACTTTATTAAATTTAACTGGTAATTTTGATGTTTCTGGAAATGTAACTATCAGTAGTACTGGTGCCATTGTATTGCCAGTTGGCACAGTTGCTCAGCGCCCAACACCAAATGCGCAAGGCATGATGCGTTACAACAGTGACGATACTACTTTTGAAGGTTATGATGGTACAGCCTGGGGATCACTTGGTGGAGTTAAAGACGTTGACCAAGATACATACATCAGTGCTGAGACAACACCAGGCGACGACAATGACGAATTAAATTTTTATACTGCTGGCACAGAACGCATGGTAATTGGAGACACTGGTCAAATTACAGCCGCGGCAACGTATACGCCAATTGCTGATCAAGATTTACTTACAAAAACATACGCAGAGAATAGCCTAGTAGTAACTGCTGGTACGCCAACAGACGGTACATGGACTGATGGAGCATACTTGGGATTTACTGATACGGATAAAGTAGTAGACATACTAGATGAATTAAACGAATCATTAGAAAATGTACGTAACAACACATTTGTACGTAGTGTATCATTTATTGGCGCACCACTTAGTGGCGGACAAGGAACTACAGTAACACTTAACTTAACAGTAGATGGAAATTCAAATCGTTATGATATTGATTGGGGTGATGGCAGTAATACAAACGGTACAGCAGATAGCACACCAACTCACACATATACATCAATCGCAAATAGTCCTTTTACGGTAATAGTAAGAGCATATCATAATGGCGCAACTGTCGGAAGTGCTGGCAGTGAAGCATTATCTACACAAACAAACTATATTATTATCTACACAGCAGATCCAGTACCATCTTACGACTTGTATCGTGACTTGGCAACAGGCACTGCGCTAACTGGAAACAATCTGTATGTTATTGAGGGCGATTCATTATACCTAGAAAATAACACTACAAACACGCTTATGGCGGATGTTACTTACAGTGTTGATTGGGCAGACGGATCCGTTGATGATGCCGTTGCGAATGATGCGGTAGCAGGCGGCGTAACTGGAGCAAGATTACAACACACATGGGCACCAGGCACTAATACTGGAAATGGATTAGACACGACATCATTGACACTAGATTCACATACGACTGCTGACCCAGCAGTTATCCCAACAGCGTTGACAAAACAGATTAAGGTATATGATCCTAACATTGCTACTCCAGACGGATTAAACACTAAAACTATTGCGTTTGCTAACGATGAAGGAGCCAATCCAAGACTAGCAAGTGGAGCCACAGATTTGACAGCTGGTACAACTTTAGTAGCTGGTGACGATGTTGACCTAAACAACAATATATCTTCCCCATTTTTCCAACTAGAAACTTCAGATATGAGCACATATGCGTATGACGCAAATAATGGAACACTTGAAGCCAAAATAAACGGATTGGGAGCAGGATCAAGAACACTGACTGGTGGCAATGATGCTGGTACATATGGTAATCTTGTAATCACAGACGAAGAAGATTATAATTTATTAAACGCGGACGGCAGTGCTACTAGCTTTAATAATAGTATATACCATCCTGGACTATATTCAGGATTTAAAGCAAAACTAAGTATTGATCCTGGAGACATTGCAATAGGTATTAACAGTTTTCAACTTAGTCATAGTACAACAGGTGACACTAACTTAGTTGAGTTTGTTAAAGACGATATCTTTGGCGGGCCTATAGCTACAGCAGGTACAGTATCAGAAAACAACGCAGGAACATACAGATATATCTCGGGCATACCTTACTATAATAGTGGTAACCCATCGCTTACACTAAGTGGTGTAACAGTAGATCGCTTTATTGGACAAGCATACAGAAATATGACACAAGTTCTCGGTATTACTCACGGTCCTAATTTAGAAGGTACAACACAAGCTTCGGTTAGTAATCAAAGTTATACATACGCTCAAATTGATGGAGCCACATCGTTCTTAACAGGCGGCATTCCAAATGCCAATACTGGTAACGGAACTCCTTATACACTTGGTGACTTAACTGTAAACATTACTAGCAGCAGTGTTAGAACTGTTGAAAATATTAGACACAGAATGCACAATATCTATAACTCAAGTTCATATGTAACACCATCAGAAATTATACAAGTACACAGGTCTGCCCAAAGTGGAATTAGTGAAATAGCTATTGCTGTAAGTGATGCTCTAGGGGCAACTTATAATGATGACGCAGTACGTGTATTCGACTTTAGTGCTGATACAACAAACAATCCTACAATTCCTGGAGCAACGAATTTCTACACAAACAGTGTATATACTGAAGCGGCTGATCCTGGTGTAGTAGGCACAAAAGAAGCAACAATAAGACTAGGCGTGTTAGAGCATAATGTTACAAACTACAGTACTGGTTATCTTCCAGTAGGTCCAAACAGAAGTGCTGATACGGGAACACAGTATCTTACATTCGCATTTCGCAGAACAGTTGTTGCTAACTTTACTATTAACATCACAAGCGCCTCGGGAGTTGCTGGTGTATGGATAGCAGCACCCGGCACCACGATTGATGATTCGAGTACAATAAATGGCTGGCTAGATTGCGGCATTCAGTATAACGGCGCGGGTGTTCCTGGCGCTAATACCGGTAACGGCGGCAACGGCAGTAATGGGTGTGCGGTAACAGGCGCAGATATTATTTCAGCAAGCACTCCATTAACAGGAGGATACAGTATGACACTCGGAACAGAGAATATGACAAACGCGACTAACAATGTGGCACTAATAAGAATAGCACTTGATACGAATCAGACAATAACGGGCTTGAGTATAACATAATGGCAATTAATGACACACAAAAGATTGACTTTCTCTTTAAGAAGTTAGGTTACGGCGTAACGAAGACTGATGTTGGGAGTGTAAAGAATGCTACAAATGAAAGCATCGCTAGTCCATTATTAAATCGAGGCGACACTATATGGACAGATGCGGGCCAAATTCCTACTCTCAGACCAGGAGCATCAACCGCGTATGTTGAGCTTTATGATGACATTGGTAACTCGACCATCGAATGTTCTCCAGATTTAACAGCTACTCCTAATAGAACGTGGAAAACAGATTTAACAGACTGGATTCCTGCCGAGTTCGGATCAACATATCTTGTAAAAGTTTATATTGATAACGCCTCCGCAGCAGCTCCGCAAACTACTGGCACACAGTTATTTCCAGCAGGTAGTGGTAATAATGATGAATGGTTCTTTGATTGTCAGAGTGGCGTATTAAACTTTATTGGTGACAATCTTCCAGCTGGTATCAACGGGAAAATAGTTTATATCGTTGGCGCACGGTATGTTGGCTTAATTGGTAGTAACTTTGAAGAACTAAATCTTGGCAACTTTTTAATCCAAGGAAATACAATATCTACGACAAATATAAATGGCGATATTATACTTGATCCAAACGGCACTGGTAATTTAACAGTAATAACTGACAATATGATAATTGATGGATCTGGTGCTCTAGTTATTCCAGTTGGCACTACTGCCCAACGCCCAACACCAAATGCGCAAGGCATGATCCGCTATAACACAACAGATGCTACATTCGAAGGTTTTGATGGAGCCAATTGGGGATCACTTGGTGGAGTTAAAGACGTTGATGGTGATACATATATTGTTGCTGAAGCAGGCGCTGGCACAGATAATGACCAACTAGACTTTTATACTGCTGGCACCCAACGTTTTCAAATTGGAGCAACTGGTGATTTTAAGTTTGGTGACACCCTCACTGAAGTAACTATTGCTGGAGCAACTGGTGATACTGTAATTGCTGGTAAATTACGAGTTGATGGCGATGTTACAGTTAATGGTACTACAACCACCGTTAATAGTACAACGGTTACTATTGATGATCCAATATTTACACTAGGCGGTGATACTGCTCCGACCACTGATGACAACAAAGACCGCGGCATTGAGTTCAATTACTTTGACACGACTGCCAAGGTTGGCTTCTTCGGATTCGACGACAGCACGGGTAAGTTTACATTCATTCCAGATTCGACAAACACAAACGAAGTGTTTAGTGGCACAACTGGCGAAATAGATGCGAAACTTGACTGGAGCAACTTGGTCAATATTCCAGCCGGTGGCGGCAGCGATACAACTTATAGTATTAGTGCCGAAACAGGAACAGGTGGTGCCAATCTGAGATTATCTGGCAGTGACGCGGTAGTAGACGATGTTCTTATTGCTGCTGGAGATAACGTAACTGTTGTTAGGACTGATGCTAATACTATCACTATTTCTGGTGATGCTGCGCCAACAAACGCATTTGATGAGTTTACTGTAACTGACACCGACGTTGGATTTACATGGACTGAAACAGGAACAGCGACCGCAGATAATACAACAGGCGAATTGAAATTTGTCAGTGGATATGGTATTAACATTAATGTAGATGCCGCTAGTGACGCGATTCGTATAGAAAATGCATTTAATAATGTAAGTACATCCTTCACTGGCGATGATACGACAACCGTATTTGACACCGGCAACACAACAGCAGCTTTTGCTGTCATGTTCCTGAATGGTGTTCTTCAAAAAGAAATATTGGATTATACATTTAGCGCAGGAATACTTACATTCTCGGTGGCACCAGAAATTGGTGACGAAATTGAGATATTTGAAGGTCTTTCTTTTGGTGGCGAAAGTAAAGACTTTGGTCAGTTTACGGTATCAGACACGGACGCTGGATTCACTTGGGCACAAACGGGAACAGTAGCGGCAAGTAGTATTAGAGATGTTCTCACTCTTGTTAGTGGCGAAGGAATCGACATTGACGTAGACGCTACATCCGGCGCAATCAAAATTGCCAATACCGCAGTGCTATCGCTCGCTGATAATATTAATGTTGATTCCGTGACTATTGATACAAGCTACATAATGGATAGTGGCTCTGCGGTCATCGCTACTACTAATGAGACCGCGCTTGTATTATATGATACGGCGATATATGGTGCCGCCAAGATTCTTATACAAGCATATGATACGGTGAGTGGTGAAAGACAAATGAGTGAACTATTAATCACACATGACGGCACGACTGCCAGCGCAACTGAATACGGTATTGTTTATACCGGCATTGCGGCACTAGCTTCCTTTAACGTTGATGTAAACACTGGCAATGTCAGAGTATTAATCACGGGAACTAGCTCAAACAGCACAGAATACAAGATTGCGGAAACAGTTATGTTATCATAAAGATAATGTATCATATTATATAAATATACATAACAGCTTAATCAGGGGAGAGTGAACCGATGGCAAACGATAAGAAATTTGTAGTAAAAAATGGACTACATTCGACTGGTGACATTACAGTTACCGGCACAGTAGACGGACGTGACGTAGCGACAGATGGCACAAAACTAGACAACATTGAAGCAGGCGCGGCAGCAGACCAAACAGGCGCTGAAATCAAAGCTGCCTACGAGGCAGAAACAAGCGCATTCACCGACGCTCAGTTTACTAAACTAGGCGGTATCGAAGCAAGTGCGACAGCAGACCAAACAGGCGCTGAAATCAAAGCAGCCTACGAAGCAGAGACAAGCGCATTTACTGATGCTCAGTTTACTAAGTTGGACGGAATTGAAGCAAGTGCGACAGCAGACCAAACAGGCGCTGAAATCAAGGCAGCTTACGAGGCAGAAACAAGCGCATTTACAGATGCTCAGTTTACTAAGTTGGACGGAATTGAAACCGCTGCGACAGCAGACCAAACAGGCGCTGAAATCAAGGCTGCCTATGAAGCAGAGACAAGCGCATTTACTGATGCTCAGTTT